AGAAAGCCTTCTCGCTGATTCCCAGCTTGCCGAGGTTGCCCTGCATGGACGCGAGGTCAAGCCCCACATCGGACAACAATTCGGCCAGACTGCCAGAGTTAACCCACGCCCCATCGATGGCCATGCCCAGCTCCTCGAAGCGTTCCGCGCTGGTGCCAAGCATGGCGTTGACCGATTTCAGATCAACCTTATTGAAAATCTCGTTGAGCGCCTGGGTCTGCTCCTCCTGCGACAGCGAAGACAAAGCACCTTGCAAATCGCCGAAGGTCTCATTCAGCGGACGCATATTGCCTTCCGCATCGAACGCATCAACGCCGAGGTCTGCCAGTGCTTTGGCCGCTTTATCCGTAGGTGCGGACAGGGATAGGATCATGTTTCGGAGGGCCGTGCCGCCTTCCGCACCTTTGATACCGTTGTCCGCCAGGACGCCGAGCATTGTGCTAAGTTCTGTTGTGCCGCCTGCGAGGTTCTTTGCCGTGCCGCCGACAGTCAGGATCGCATCGCCGAGCTGCTTGACGCTGGTGTTGGACTTGGAGCTTGCCGCCGCCATTTTGTCAACCAGGTCGGAGGTTTCCCCTAGTGACAGCCCCAAAGCCGACTGAGCGTCCGTTACCATATCAGACGCCGACGACAGTGCTATTCCACCCGCCGCCGCAAGGTTCAGCACATTCGGCAGCATGGTCATGGAGGTCTCGGCATCATAACCGGCCAGCGCCATGTAGTTCAGAGCATCGGCGGCCTCCGTTGCGGAGAATGCGGTTTTCGCGCCCATCTCCTGAGCGAATTCGCGGAGTTGGGAGAAATTCTGGCTGGCCTCAGAAGTAGCGTCGTTCAGCTCTGCCACAGAGTAGCCCATCGTAGCGGCCACCTGGGACATAGAGCTGTCGAACGCCATGCCGGTGTTCACCGAGGCAGCAGCGAAGCCACCTATGGCTACGGTCGCTGTGGTGATGGCTGCAACAGCGGCTTTCCCGAAGCCGCCCAGAATGTCTCCAAACTTCTCAAACTTGCTGCCGGATGTTTCTGCCGCGTTGCCCAGATCCTCGACTTCTGACCGGGCGTCATCAGAGGCGTTGCCTACATCATCTGCGGCGTCTGCAGCGTCGTTCGCTCCGCGGGCAAAATCGATAAAACGGCTCTTGGCATGGTCTATCGCCCCGCCGAGGCCGTTCTTAATGGTTTCTATCGGGTGAGTGAAACCATCCTTGATATTGTGCGCCCCGGAAACAACGCTCTGCTTGATGTCGCCCATTTTGTCGACGACATTCTCCTTGAGGTCAATGACCTTCTCGCCAACGTGGGTAAGAGCGCCGCCAACACCAGAGCGAAGAGACGAAGAGAAGCTGTTGCCGCTATCTATCCCGGCGAGGAACGACTTGCGGAAGGCCGAGCCAATGCCGCCTGCCGAATCTGCGGCAGTATCTGCACCATTTCCAAGACTGGTCAGAGCATTGCATAACTGGTTGGCAGCATTTTCGGCATCTTGAAGACGTGTCCTGTTACCCTGCAGTTCAGTGCTAAGTTGACCGATTCTTGCCGCCAACTCGGTCGCTTGTTCAGTAGCATCGGCCCCTGACAGGACATAGCCGATATAGGTTTGCTTCAATCCCTGCAGTTCAGATTCCTGCTCGTGGATGGTTGCTTTCAGGCTCTGAGCGTTTTGGTTATAGCTTTGTGTTTCTTCTCCCAGATTTTTGATAGCCTCGCCAAGATTACCTATGTTTGCCGCGGCCTGCTCCGTAACAGCACCGATCACGATGTTGGGCGGATCATGTCCGAAGTTGGTAACACGGTCTTCCAGACTTTGCATATCAGTCTGGGCCTGCTCCGTATTGACATCAATGTCGATGCCTGCAGAGCGTTCTCCCAAACTGCCTATGGAGCCAGTCAGATCCCGGATGTTTTCTTCAGCCGGTTCGGTATCTGCGTCAACGATAATGTCTGTGCTGTCTGCATCAGACTGAAGGCGTCCGATATCATCCGTCAGATCGTGGATGTTCTCGGACGCCTGTTCAGTATCAGCGTTGATGCCAACATCCCCAGCGGCCTCGGCCCGCAGCCTTCCAAGCATCCCCATGAGGTAGTTAATATCTTCCTCGGCCTGTGCGATAGCCGTGCTTATGGTTATACCAAACGATAAACTACGGGCCTCTTCCACAAGTCATCCCTCCCTTCATCCTTTTTTGTCGGGCTTCTTGTTCCATACGTCCTGCCAAAGGAGCCGGGCTTGCTCTGCTTCAGCGAACTCCGCCAGATCCATGGCTTTGAGTTCGGTGTAGCTGATGCCGCCCATACAGAACGTCATACGCCAGAACCGCTCGTTACGTTGCGCTCTCTTTCGTGCCGCTGACTGGCTCATCTCGCTCTGCAAGAAAGGTCTCGATCTCGCGCACCAGCTCGCTGGGGGTAGCGATGTCGTCCTGGTCGTCGAAGAACCTCACGCCGCCCTTGGCAACCTCGGCGGGGGCGATCACGCAACCCTTGATGAGCGCATCGGCGTACTTCGCCGTGTTCTTCCGTCCGCTGTTGGGGCGGATATACAGGTCTGTCAGGTTGGTGTACCAAGTGAACGAGGCGCTCTGAAGCGTGTAGTCCACGCCGTTCACGGTAACAATCTTCTGTCTTGCCATAGTAAAACCTCCCATGTAATTTTGAGTGCGGGACCGAAATGGTATCACGTTCCGGCCCCGCCTGGTGTGTTTGTGACTGCTACTGCACATCCCGACCTTCATCATATGAGAATGTCGGGGATCAGGAACACGAACTGCACATCCGGAGCGTCTTTACCCCTAACGCGGTCAGGCAATTTCTGTACCGCACAGCTCGGCGCAAAGAAGATGATGCCGCTCTCGTTGGCATCGGTGATGGCGAGGTTGGCCTCGGTATACTTCTCACAGCACTCCTCCAGAAACGGGATGTCCGGGGATTCCTGCTGGAGCGTAATGGTCAGCTTCCCGGCCTTGTTCGCATTCCGAATGTAGGTACTGTCACCCTTGACGCCTTTCTTGAGCGACATCGTGTCCTCATCGCGGGCCAGAGTAAACAGGCTGTCACCAAACATCCGCAGCTGGCGGTTATTGTAAGTGACGTTGACCTTCATCGGGTCGTAGGTTTTCAACATGGCTCATAACCTCCTTCCTTACAGCGTTGCACGAAGAACGCCCTTGGTCTTGACCTGATGAACCGCGCCGCACAGCAGGGCCTCCCAGGTGATGTCCGGCATGACCCTGTTCCGGCGCTGCTCCTCGGTACTCTCGGAATACTTCGGGATGTTCACGGTGAAGATACCGGCGCGGCTCTCCTGGTCGCGGGCGATGATATTGTGGTCCTCGTCCGATGCCTCAGACAACGCCTGCAGCACCGCCGTAGCAACAAGGCCAAACCCGGCGTCGCTGTAGTCGATGTTGGCGTTGGTCAGCAGAATGTCGTAGAGCAGGTCGCGCATCCGCTTGGCGATCCAGTCGCCGCCCAGCACCACGTCGATGAATTCGCCGTTGAGACAGACACCCTCCTTGACGTACTGGCGCTTGTACTCCTCTGTCAAGAAATTGACATGGTTCTCGGTGAGCTGATCGCGCTGTCCCTCGGTCAGCTTGGGCAGGGAAATGAGCTTAATACCTTCGCTGGTGGCAGCGTTGCCGTCCTGGGGCCGTTTAAATTTCCAGGTCACGTTCTTCGGATAGAACGGGCCGACGTTGCCGGTGTAGGAGGCATCCGGCTCCTCGCTGAGATACTTCTCCTCGGTGTAGATAACGGCAGCACGGGCAGTGTTGTCTGCAAAGTCGAGATCGCAGGTCTGGCCCATGTAGAACTTGCGATGGTCCTCAACGCCGACGCCCAGCTCAGCCTCTGTGGGTTCGCTGGCCTCAGCGAACTTCGCCAGAGCCTTGACGTACTCCGGCTCATCCCGGTCGGTCAGGAAGTAGTACCAGTCATTGTCCTCGTCCTGCTGAAACTGCTGGATGGTCTTGATAAGGTTGTCGGGAGCACTTGTCGTATCTTCGCCGTTCTTGAAGTCCACAACAGGAGCAAAGTCGGCTACCTTCTCAGACATCTTCTCGTCCGTGTAGACCTCAACCATCTCTGGGATACTGTCGGTGGCCCCATCCTCGGTCGCCGTGAACGTGACCTTGCTGGTCATGTCAAACACGCCGGTGTAGGTCTTGCCGCCCTTGGTGAAGCTGGTGCCACCCAGCAGAGCAACGATGTCAGCAGCATCTGTGATCTCCACATCAGTGGTCACGTCAATAACGGCGTTGTCGTCCCCGCCGATCTTCACCTTGATAACCTTCTCAGCGGGAATCGGCTGCTCCAGCGCCCCGGACTTGCACTCGACCGTAAATACGGCGGGCTGAGAGGGGGACTCACTGGGCGGGGCAAAGCCAACGATTTTGAACTTGTTGACCAGAGTTTCCGCAAGCGTGGTCTTGCCCTGATTCATCATGGCAGTTGCCTTGCGGACGATTTTGGAATTAGGAGTAGGACCATCGTCCCCGAACACCTTCTTGACACTTTCCACATCCCGGTACACCTTTACGGGCTGCTCCCCGGTAGTCGAGATGAGGAGGATGTCAAGGCTCTCCTTTTCTTTCGGCAGCGCGTCACGCTGCACGACGACGATTACGTCTTTTGCCATGAGGCATATTCCTCCTTCTTATGAATGGGGGCTTCCGATAAAGCACCCCGGTTTTTTGATAGTCACCGTCGGCATCTCATCAGTCCTCACATAGCCAAACCGAATGTCGAAACCGTAACGGCGTATGGTGTCGGCCACGAAAAAACCAGATCGGTTTGCCACGACGCCGATGTTCTGGATAACGATATCGCCGTGTTCGGTCGCAATGTTGTGGCCGTTCAGCAGGAAAAAGCCATGGGCCTTTTCCGACAGATTCAGAGCCTCGTCCTCACCGAAGATATATCCGCCGCCGGGGATCTCCCGGTTCTTGCTGCAAAAGGTGAAGGACATTGTTGCCGATACCGGCTCAAAGCGCCGCCGGACAAAGCCCTCCTGCGTTTCATCAAGCTCGATTAGCCCAAACGCATGGTCGGTGATCCTGGGAGCCAAAACACTGTAGTAGCAGTACGGCACATCTGGCATCTCTTCTATGTCGTCTGCCAGCACAATGGGGCAGCCGATGTGTTCCTTCAGCCGCGCCCAAATTACGTCACGGGCCTGCACAATGGTCACTTGCGAACCACCCCCTCCACGATGTATCTCAGCATGGGGTGGATGGTGTTGTGCGCCAGTTCCGTCTTCACGGTGTACTGCTGGCCATCGTAGGTGTCCCGGATAGTCTGGCCGGGCTTCAGCGTCACCGGGCCGTCCGTATAGAGCTTCTGCGAGTT